TCTGCACGCAGTACTTAATGGTCATCTTGAAAGAAATTTGACAGCACTTTCGTATGTGTACAATTTTTTGGTTGGTGAGTCTATAAGGCTTTATGATTATCTACCATCAAAGAAAGAAATGTTCGTTACCTCTACCCCAAGCTCTTTGACATGTAAACCTTTGGATATATTCTTGGAGCTATCTGGGCAGCACATGTCCGTCAAAAGCCAGCCTATTGAAGTATATTACACTGGAACTCCATTTGAGTTCATGTTCCAAGCCCGTAGGAACATGGAGTACAGCAAGCAGCTAGTACTAGAGCGCCTAAATTCACTCGGTATTTTCGTAAATAATTATCAGCAATTTATGTATTTTTATATGCGCTTAAATAATGTCGAACATAGTTTTCATGGTTATAGTTATGTGGACTCGCATAATAGGCACATCACTGGTTATGAAGGATTAGCTGGCATGCTCGAGACCAACAGTATGTTTGGAGTTAGGCTAGGCAAAGTGTTTACAAACCTCAGATTCAAAAAGGAGAGCTCATTTTTGGATCTAACACCAGATGAATCGGTGGAGGTTGTTAAGTACAAGGTTACAAGCATTTTTAAGCAGTACAACCCTACAGCCTTTGAAAAGTTAAAAGTAGCTACCGATGAAGGCAAAATATCTGCCAAAGAATTCTTAGAAAGGAAAAACACATCTCTAGGGTTTGCAAAAGATATGATAGATGACATGCGTTACTACTCAACAGTAGGTAACTTGCAGATATCTAAGTTTAGAACACTATACACATGGTTGACCTCTCAGAAACAAGGAGATACAAACTGGTATGGGGCTGGTAAACTGCTGATACTGGTTGAAGGATTTAATATTGAAGTAACAGTCAACAATTCAGTAGTAACGCAGATAAAGGTACCCTCAGTTGATGAGCTTGACATGAAACATATTTTTATCTTGCAGAAGATTATCGAATTGTTAGAGCTGAAAACAATAGACAGGATATCTACTTACTCTGACACTTATACAATCACAAGAATAAGAGGCGTTCTAGCAAAAGTTAAAGAAGAGGATACCTCTACAAGGTGCATAGATATAGTCTCTGATGGGGTTTACTTAAAGGATAAGTTGATATCTAGGACCCAAGTTCCATTCAAGCTGAAGATAAAAAGTATATCTCAGTTATTCAGGCTGGCAGCTTTTGATTATAGGATAAATGAATTGCAGATGGCAAATTCATTTTTGTTTACAGAGGAGGTCAAACTTGACAAACACACAAGAAATATGCTAAAAATAGATAAAATAAGAGACTTTGATGTTGCAGAATTCACGAATACGGAGATTTATAAGGAAATCGTATACCCCATGGCAAGCCGAAAATTGAACTTCTTTGCTGCTC